CGGCATAGCGATGAGATTCTCATCGACCGTATGTAGGCTAAGTTCCCAGTCGCGGAGACATAGGGCATCACGCCACTGATTGATCCACGCCCAAACAGACTTCTCCGACACCGGCTTCTGTAGAATGGGCTTTCCCGTCATGATACTCCTATTGGTCGTAGATCAATTCCGGGGCCGCCTTGCTATCTCTCACGAATGGGGAGGCCCCAAGGAGGTGGTTCGTGTGGCGGCCCCGGAATTTCTTATTCCGCGTCGATGGGCTCTGACTTCTTCGGGCGTCCAACCTTGCGCGGCTCCTCCATATCTGCGGGCGTTACCGCCTGCACGGGGATTACATCGCCGAGCATTGCGAAGCCCTTCGCCACTGTCGCCTCCAGCTGCTCCAAAACCCCGCGCGCACCGGCCACATCCCCCGCATCCAGGCGCTCCGCCACCTGTTGGCTATGTGTATCTACGGTCCTCTCAAGTAGTACAACCACGGAGCTTTTCCCCACGCGCTTCAGATCATCAGCAAGGGCGGCCCATTTGGCATTCGCATCCGCCAGTTCATCCGAAACTACGAGCTCCGGCGGAATGATATCCTTTGACGAAGGCTGTTTCAGTGTGCCGCCGGCCGCCTCCGCCAATTTGAGAGGCGCGCCCTCGGGCAGAAAGCCCTCGTAAAACTTCCCGGCATATCTGTGATCTGGCGGGAATGGCAGCCATGCTTTCGGCATGGAACCTACCTCCTCTCTCTCATCAGGCACCGATACCGGCACCGGGGTAGTAGCTGATCGTGTATGCGGCATCAGCGAGATCACCACTAGTTGCGGTCCCGCCCTCCGTCGGGGCGATCTGTAGTACATCGCCCTCCGCGACTTCCAAAGCCGCCGCAGTCTCACTCAACGTCAGCGGCCATGGTACTTTGGCCGTGATGGCAGCGGAGCCGCTTACATCGCTATCGGTCGTCTGGGTCGCCACGGTTGTAGACCCAGACCCCGCGCTGCCGAGATTCGTCACCGTACTCGTGTGGATGTCCGTGGCATGTGCAGCGACCGCACTCGAGGTCACCAAGTGGATGCTGTTAATCACGCACTTGATGGGCGCGCGCCAGAATGCTAATGGCGTCCCTGATGCATCGACGGCTCCCATATGCACGACTACGGATTGCAGTTCGGACTGCATGTGCTTTTCCTCCTCTGTCGTTGGTTAGGCGTCTGTTTAGGCGTCTGTGACGAGCTTGATTCCGGAAGAATTATCGGCGATGCCGACGCCCCAGAACCCGGTCATCAGCAGTTCCCACTGTTGCTTGTTCTTGTTCCATTCCGCTTCGAGTTCGAAGTCCTGCTTCCAGGAGATACCGATTGCGTCGCTGGTGAACATCGCACCCGCGAGGTCCGCGCCGGCGTTCGCGGTCTGAACGTCTTGGGTCAGGAACCAGTTCATGCCGAGCAAGTCGTCATAGAAATACTGCCCGTAGAAGCCCTCGGCAAGCGGGTTCTTACTAGCGTCGACCAGTGGCGAACTCGACTCAGACATGAGATCAGTCCACTGGTGGGTATGAAGGACGCAGAAGAACGGTGGACGGGCCTTGGCTGTCATGAGAGTATCGTATGCCGTCCGAATGTCGGCAAAGACGATGTCGGTGCCCGTGGAACCCTGCGACGCAGAGAAACTGGCGAATGCCGAGCAGACGTCGACGTTGACCTTCGTCCCCATCGATGCCGCCAATTCCTCTCCGGCCTTCACCCACAATTGCAGTTCATTGGCACCACTATTGATCGCCTCCTTGGTGATGTGCGTCCCTACTTGATGTTTCGTCGCGGCCACATCGACAGTCGTGGGGTCGAGGGCCTGCCACGCCTGATACTCCACACCTTCCCCAACGTCGCTCGCGGTCAGTGTATTCAGCCGCCCGAAGGTAGCCGTGGACCCCTGCACATTGCGCAGGTCAGCGATGTCTAGGGCCATCTGCGCTGCGTCACCTGGTGCGAAGATGGTCCGGTTATGGAGCCCCAGCTTCGCGACCTGCAGCGCGGTGTCGATATACTCAGAGATCGTGCTTGTCGTTGTCGCTGCCACTTTCCTTCACCTCAAACTCAGATGCCGCGCACCCGCACGCCTTTGCCTGCGAGATAAGTTTTCATCTGCTTTGCATCCATCTCGCCGATGGTGCCTGTTGGGCGTGGTGCCGGCGGATTTGTTTCTGTCGCATTGCTCGGCCCGCCGATTGCAACGGGCTTTCCTTCCAGCCGGGCAGCGAGTGCTTTAGCTGCCTCGCTGTCCGGGTATTTCTCGGCAAATTGCTCCGGTGTCGTCGCGGCAAGCTCAGAGAAGACCTGCTCTCTAACCGCCTTTACATCCGCCGCATACTGCTCCCGCACGGCGGTGATACTCGCCTTGATTGCATCTTCGTCCGCGCCCTTGACTTGATCCTTGTAAGCGTTCGGCAGATCAGGCGCGTCTCGCAAGATGATATCCGCTCGTAGTACACTGAGCTTCGCCTTTGCAAGGTCTGTCTCGGCCTTCTCACGGGCCGCCTTCGCGGCCTCCGCCTCTTCCCTCAGCCTTTCCGACTCAGTGAGTTCGGCCTTCCGCTTCTCCTCCGCCTCAGCTTCCAAGGCGGCGAGCTTCTCCTGCATCGCCTTGTTCGCGGCTTCTGCCTTCCGGCGGGCCGAGGCCGCCGCTGCGTCAATGTCCGCCTGCGTATACGTCTGCCCGCCCGCAGGTGGCGGGGGTACCTCTACTGCTGGTGTTGCCTGGGGTGTTGTCCCAGGGTCCGGCGTTGAGTCTGGCGTCGAGTCCGGCGCTGGTACTGGTGCTGGTACTGCATCGCCCGCAGGGGTTGTAGACTCGGTCCCTGTGCCGAGATTGTCGTCGGGCATGATACGCCTCCTATAGTTCGATTCGGGCGGACTTGCCGCCCAGGTTAGTTCTTCTTGCTCAAGCGACCCGCCTCGCTCACATAAGGTAACACCGAGTGGGCGCAATTCGGGTGGAATAGCCCCGCCGCCGTCGCCTCGCCAATCGTCGCATAGCCCTTCGTCTCTCCGGTGATGCTGAGTATCTCGTTCTCCCACGGGATACAGAGTTCGCAGGCAGCCGCGTGGGTGCTGACCTTTACAAGATCATATCCGGCCTCAAGCATCCGGTTCTGCGTCCCGTGCCGTTGGGCCTCCTGCGATACCGTCCGCGCGACCATTCGCGAGTAACTCTCCATATCCCACGCCTTACCGGCCTTGTCGACGAAACTCGTGATGCCGCGCTTGCGCAAGTCCTTGAGAAAGGTCTTTGCGGCCTGCTCCGCCGTCTGCCCCTCGGCGAAGGCGGCCTGCAGTGCCTCCAGGCTCGCGTCGCGGATCGCCAGTTGCTCGCCCATCGTCGCAGCGAGGTCAGTCCCTTGCATCTTCGCAATCCGCCGCGCACGAGCCACTATATCCTCTATCCGTTGAGCGACATAGTTGTTCGCCTCGCCTAAGCGGAGCGCCGCGTTCTCGCCGATGATGCTGATAGCCTCCGTGTGCATCCGCGCAAGCCCCAGGTCCATCGGTGTGACGAGACCCGGATGTGCCGCCCGACTCAATCCTCCCGGCGCAAGATGCCCGTCCGTGACGCGCATCCCATTTTGATAAAGCGTCGGCAAGTGGAAGTCAATCCATGCCCTGCTCTCAGCCTCAAGCGTCGCCAATATTCCGCGTATCTGCGCAAGCTGCTGTTTCTGGAAGGCGGCCTTCCACTCTGTGATATTCCCTTCAGCGAGGCTTTTCAGAATACGCCGTTCCGCGTCCGCGTAAGTCTGCGCGAGCTGCTCCGCGACCGCCCGGAGTTCCGCCGGAGTATACGCCCGCGCAACCGTCGGCATTAGCTACCCGCCCCAGGGCCTACTTGGGTATAAGGCGGCCCTAAGGTCGCAGGCGGGCTAGGCAGATTACTCGCCATCTCCGCCGCGATACGATCCGCCTTGGCTTGCGCCTCCGCTTCTGTCAGGCCGTCCATCGCCGCGAGTGCCGCCGCAAGCTCTTGGGCCCCCGCGTCAAGTCTCATGGTCTGTATCTGCGCATCCTCGTACTCGTCGGAGGGGAGCCCATCCTGGAATGTCACTGTTATATCTTGCGGTGCTAATGGGAGAGGCTTCGCGTCACCTGCGAACTGGACCATCGGTGAGTTCGCCAATTGCGTCGCAAGTGCATATATCTGTTGGAGCCCCGGCCCATATGTCATCTGCCGTGACCGTACGACGGTCTGTGTCGGCGCTTGCGATAGCTTCAGCGCCCGCCCGGAAATAGGCCCGCCACTCTCCGGCGGAATGAGCGCCCCGATGTCGATACCCGTCACCGCCGCATACTCCTGCTTGCGACTTCTGATAGCATCTATGACCGCCGATAGGCTCGCATCCCATACTAGCATCTCGAGATTCACATCATCTAAGCGTTCCGTTGGCAGGTACTTCCGGCGCATATCGATCTCGCCCTTTTCGTCTTGGATCGGCGGGCCGACCACCCACGGGATCGTGAATTCACTAAGCACCTCCGCCTCTTGTGTAATGCGGTCATTCAGTTCGGCCTGTAGCGACTCTGTGCCGGCGTAGTCCGACATCCCATAGAGCGTCGTTCCCAGGCCCGGATATAGCTGCTCATCAGTAGCGATGTTCGGAATATGCACTATCGGCAAACTGTCCAAGCCTGTCGCTTGCTCCTCCGGTGTTACCTGCGGATCGGCGAGTTCTGGAATGATTGATAGATCGCGGCGGTCTTTCTCGGCGTCAAAACTGTAGCCGCTCCGCGCATCCCCGGATAGCTGGAAGAGACTATTGACGATCCATCCCTCGCCCCCGCGCAATTCGTGCCGCTCCCGCCACAAGTAGTTCTTCTCACCGCGCGACAAGACTTGGTCGATATTGCAGGCGGCGATTTCGTTAGCATTGAGCGGGGAGACCTCCGGGAACCAACAAGCGGGGTTGACCGCGCCGACCCGCACCGTGCGGCCGTCTGGCGAGTAGACCTTCAATACAACGTCGCCCCGATAGCTCCCAGTCACCGCTGCTTGTAGGTGCATCTTCCGCAGATTATCTCTGGCGATGAGATTGTCAATGAATGCCTGCGTCGCCTCTTCGCCATCAGGTGCCGAGACGGTCGCCGGCTCCCCGAAAAGGCGCGAACTCAGAAGCCGCGTAAGCGCTCCGCAGAGGTTGACGGTGATATAGGCATGGCTTGCGTCTTGTCGCCACTTGCCCGCCCAGTCGCCGCCGTAGATCGACTTCACGAATACGTCCTCGTGCTGCCCGAGATAGAGGGCCGCATTGCGCGCATAAGCCTGCAGGCGCGCCGTATGGCCCTCCGGGGGCCATGCTTCGCCGCTGCTTCCCATCATGCCGGCTACCACGTTATGCCCCCTCCTCGTAAGCCAATCCCACGCGCTCGAAAGTATGCCCACATTCCTATCTCCCTCGGAATTCTTGAGGTGCCTTGAGGACTGCTGTCCGCCGCAGTTGCCCCATCACAACGTATCGCAGCGCGTCCAGTGCATGATCGAACTCTTTCGCCGGGTCCTGGTCCTCAATCGGGTTGCCGTCTTTGTCCTCTCGCCAGTGATACTCGGAGAGTTCCGTGAGCAAGTTCGGCGCGGCGTTGCCTAACACCCGAAACTTGTCTCCGGCGATAAGCGCCTGCACGGCGCGCACTCCAGGTATGCGCTTATTGTCGGCCTGCACCGCCGGGAGGCCCGCCCGTTGAAAGGTCAGGATTGCATTGGCATCTTCCGGATCGCAGAAGAACCGCTCAATCTTCCACTTCTCCCGCAGAGCCGTCGCCGTCGATAGCCAGTCATTGTCCGGCGTACCTGAGATCGTCATTCCGCGCTCGTACACTTCGTCCAGCACAAATACGACGTCCTCGGCTGTTATGCCGATAACGATGATACAGCCGGGGCTCGTGACACCCCAGTCGACGCCCGCAAGCACCCGGACGATCATGTCTGGGACCGTACTGACTACGTGCTTGCTTGCGTCGAAGTCCTTGTAGACCAGCCCAGCGAGCGCCACGAACAGAGCGAGCATTTCCTGCCGGTAGAAGTCAGTCCCGATCCCATAGCTCTCTTCAAGGGCTTCGAGGAAGTCGGGCTCGATCTTGTAGAGCGGATTGTCGTGCGTCGGCCAATGATGGAAGCCATATCGCGCTCGTCGCTCCGGCGACCAATTCTCACGCCCCTCCACGAATGTCCGATAGACCCAGTTCTGACCCTTCGGCGTCCCGGTGATCCAGCCCCGGTGCGGCATTCCCGGCTGTCGAATGCGCCCCTGGCAGACCAGCCAAACATCCTCCCGGCAAAGCGCCGCCTCGTCGATCCAAAAGGAGCCGACCTCTGCGCCTCGAAGGCTGTCCGCGTCTTGAGCATGTCCAAAGTAAACCTCGGAGCAGCTACCCGTCCTATCCACGAGCCCTGGAAAGATAATCCGGTTTTCCGATTTCTTTTCAACGGCAACGAGCGTATCTCCCCACCAACCGATAACCTTCTTCAGCACGAGCCGCGTCGAACGATTCAGCATTCGGAACGTCGGCGCGACCACCAACTGCTTGATACCCGGATAACGGATCGCGTGGCGGATAACCTCGAATGCTCCGACCTCCGTCTTGCCGCCACCAATGCCCGCGATAGCCGCCCGATATCGCGCCGCGTCCTCACAGAATCGCCGCTGCCCGATATGGGGCCCGTAATGGCGACTGATGAACTCGCTGAAAGGCTCTTGATGCCCTGGTCTATCCGGCGGCAAGTCACTCGCCGTCAGGGGCCTCGCCTCCGCTACCATCGTCATCGCCCTCAAAGTGATTCAGCGGGTCATTCTCTGAGAAGACAGGGAGTGAGATAGCGGTAACGTTGACCTCGCCGGAATGGTCGTGAGCCTCCTTCACCGTCGCCACGCCACGCGCCGCCGCGATCTTCTCGCGGATAGCAGTCATCTCTCTACGCGCACGGCTCCGGACATCTGCCCTCGTCGCTCGATCCGCCGCAATGGCCGCCTGAGCAGCAAGGTCCTGCCTAAGTCCCTGCAAGTATTCGGCTCGCGCATTGATCGCCCCATTGTCGACGATCTCCGCGACAACGTCGGAGTAGGCCTCCAACGCTCTCTTGGCCCAGTGATGATCGTGCCGGGAGCCGAACTTAGCATTGACGCCGTTTGCGATGCTCCGATATGTGTACACGCCCTCACAAAAGAGCCGCCACGCCTCCGCGCGATGCGCTTCCGGCGAGTTGCGCCCATTGTTTCGGGGTGTGGTTCGCCCCGTCTTGACTGCCATCGTTCATTCACCCGGAAACGCGGCCTCGGTGGACTCCAGTATCGCGGTCTTACCCGTTGCGGTTTGCCAGCGCCGGACAGCCACGTCGCAGTAGCGCGGCTCTATCTCGATCCCGTAGCATACGCGCCCGAGTTGCTCGGCGGCGATGATGGTTGTGCCGGAGCCCGCGAAGCAATCAATGCACGTTTCACCGAGTCGGACATACGGCTCCAATAGTTCGCCCGCAAATGCAGGCGAGAATGGCGCGGGATGCCCGTCCACGCCACCCTTCGCAGGGGCGCACCTGATCACGCTATCGGGTATTTTGAAGGGCTGTATCTCTTCACCAAAACCCGTCATGCCAGACATTGACCCGTCTGCCCTTCTCATACCGGTCCCTTGTATCTTCTCGCCCGCGCGCTTACTCTCGTGTGTCTTGTTGGGGCGTCTTGGCTTGTGGGCAAAGTGGAATACCCACTCATGCGCAGGTGCAAGTCTCCCATTCCAATCGCCGGGTAGTCCGTATTGCTTGTCCCACACGTACCAGCCGAACAATGGACGGTCCTGCGCGTCCATCATGTCAAAGAGTGGTCGCCAATACTCAATGACACGCCCGCCCTCATGTACCAGCCCGAGGTTAACCAGTATGCTGCCGTCTGGTGTGACGTGCTTCGCCGCTGTCGCGATAGCAAGAGGGACCACCTTATCCCAGTCGAACTCCGTAAGTTCGTAGGTCCTCTGCGTCGCATACGGCGGGCTTGTCACTACACACTGCGCCTGCAAATCGTCTGCATATGCTGCCGGGTCCACTGCATCCCCGCACACCAGCCGATGCTCGCCCATAACCCACACGTCGCCGGGCTTCGTGATCGGCTCAACGAGCGGCTCTCCCGGCCCTGGGTCCTCGACGGGTGGCGTCACGTCCTGCGCGGCAAGCCCCTCCAGCAACTCCTGCAGCGTTCCGTCATCGTGCCCGGTGCCCTCAAGCCCCACCGTCTCCTGCAAGCCCTTCAGCAAGTCTACAAGTTGCGTCTCATCATCCTCGGCAAGCCGCGACAGTTCATTGTCCGCGACTAGCAGCTTGGCCGCCCTCGGGTCATCAGCGTCGAAGGGCATCCGAATAGCGGCGATGCTCTCCTCTCCCCGCGCCTGTGCCGCCCGCCAAACGCCCTCACCGGCGAGAATGAACCCATCCGACGAGATCACGATGTTCTTGTACTGCCCGAAGGCCTCCAGGGACTTAGCAAGTTCCTCCACCTGCGCCGGCGGGTGCTTGCGATAGTTCTTAGCATCGCCGGACTGATAGGGCTTGCAGTCGGCTATCGGGACGACCTCAGGCTTGAAGCCCATTACACTTGCGCCCCTTGCCCCGGCAACTCAGCTTCATATCGTTGTAGACAATGGGCGACACCGGGGCAGACGAGTCAGCTGAGTAGGTCTGGCCGAAGTAACACTCCGGTAACCACTCACCCTGCACGGGGTCGCCGGGCTCCACGGGCTCCAACACGAGGTTGTCCAGGTATTCGTCCA